TTCCGATTTATAACCATAAAAGTTTTGCTTTGCAATTTCCCGGATGTAAGTTTTTGCCCCTTCCGATAATGCTTCGGTTTTATTCCTTGGCGATGCCATTAAATTTCCGATTGAAGATGGATGCCATTTCATAACACGATTGCTTTAAGTTGTAAATCAGTCAATGAATAAGTTGCATGTAATTGTTCAATTGTAAATTTTTTATCCGCAATTGCTTTCAATGCTTTCTCAAATCTTTCATTGTCAATCGATGGCTTTGCTTTTGGAGCTGCGCTTGCGGTGTTCCCATCATCATCAACGGCTTGCAAAGATAAAAGCGATTGTAATGTTCCCCTTCGGAAATAAGTAACCGCGGAAAGTATCTTTTGGGGATCTGTAATCAATGGCAATCTCATAAAAGATTCAATCATTTCCCCGGAATCAATATCAATAATTTGAGTTGTCACAACATCATCTTTAATTGGTTGTAATAACACAAGGCCATTTTCCCAAAGTAATGGCTCAACTGTTTCAAGCAATGCATTGATATCGGCATAACTCTTTTTAAAGTGTGGATTGGTTGCGTTCTTTTGAACTTTACCGATTAATTGTTTCGCGGCATGTAACTTCGCGTAAATTCCTTTTGGAGCGGTTGGCTCCGGTGTTTGTGTTGTTGTTTTCATCTTGTTGTTTTTAGTTGTTTATTTTGTAAAGTTAATCATTTATTTTAAATATGCAAGTAAATTGTTGTAAAAAAGTATAAAAGAATCAAAATCTTTTGCGATATAATAAATCCCCCCGGCGCTTTCAACCGATTCTTGATATTGTTTTTGAACTTCGGATTGTTTATCCTTGCCGAATTTTACTTCAATCTTTACGGAACGCCCCTGGATGATTGCGGAAATATCCGCGGATCCCTTGGTTCCGGTGCTTGGTGTAAACATCCCCTTTAATTGGCGGGTATTTTCCCCGACTTTTATCTTTTTACCTTCGCGATAAATTCCCATTGTATTAATTCGTTCCGCTTGACAATTAGAATAATTCAAGAACTTAATAATACATTTGGTCAATGCATTGGTTGAATTATCATTGTAATCTTCAGGAACAATGTACGGATTGCTTGGATATTTCTTTTGAAGATATTCAAACTCCAGGGCTTTAAGTAATGCTTTGTTTTCTTTATTCATGATTCAATTGTTTTAATTCCGCAAGCGTTACGGTTTTTGTATCGCATCGGAAAGTAAAGTTATTATCCATTTCGCCTGCCAGGTGCAAAATAGCATTATTAAAAAAATCTATTTTTGAAATATAGCCATTAATAAAAACCTTTGAAAAATCATTCATAACATAAATGCAGCAATAAAAATCGCATTGTTGATTATATTGATCGCATGGCAATTTAAATTGGTGCGCTAATCTTGGGGGATTATTTACGCGAGTTGCTTTAATTTCAATCTTTTTATTGTTCATTAAAAAATCATAATCAAATTGCTGCGCATGAATTATATCTTTTCCAATTGACGAAAAGTAATCAAGGAAACATATTTCGGCAATTGCCCCGGCAGCATTGCCATCGCCTTCAGTAAAGGATTTATTTAAAATTCCAAAATCGTAAAGAGTTTTTGCTCTTTTTAATTGGTTTAAACTTGGAGTTATTGTTATCATGTTGTTTGTTTTTTAATTGAAAAAATTATTACTTGTATTATTGTTTGAATTTGCGCATCTGTTAAATCAAAATAAACTGGCAAAGAAATTTCATTTTGATATTTATTCCAGGTTTCCGGATAATTTATTATTTTATAACCGCGCTTTTTATATGCTGTTAAAATTGGAAGCGGTAAAAAATGAACATTAACCGAAACATTTTGATTGAAGATTTCATCAATTATTTTATCTCTCATTGATTCATCTATTCCTTTTATCCTTAATTGATAAAGATGAAAGCTGCTAATTTTATTTTGAGTTGTATGCAATGGAAGCATTGCCCAATCATATTTTGAAAATGCTTTATCATATAAATCAAATATTTCTTTACGGCGTGTTAAATTTTCTTCGTAGCGTTCCAATTCAACCAAGCCAATTGATGCTTGTAAATCAGTCATATTGCATTTAAAACCGGGATGAACAACATCATAACGCCAATTTCCTTTTTGGCTTTTGGATAATGCATCTTTATTTTGGCCATGCAAAATCATTTCGCAAAACTCTTTATAAATTTTATCATGATCAAATCTCTTTGGTAAATCAAAACAAAGCGCCCCACCTTCGGCGGTTGTTAAATTTTTAACGGCATGAAATGAAAAGGATGTTATATCGGTTAAACTTCCGGCGCGTTTATTATTAGACAAAGCTCCAAAAGAATGAGCGGCATCGCTTATTATTAAAATACGGCCAAGTTGTTTTTGCAAAGATGAACTTGGATTGAATTGTTGCTTTATTAATTTCTCTTTAACTAATTTATTTACTGCAATATAATCGCAAGGAAATCCGGCAATATCAACCAGGATAATTGCTTTTGTTCTTGGCGTTATTGCTTTACGAATTTCATCAATTGAAATATTAAAATCTTCTTGATTAATATCAACCATTATTGGCTTCGCTCCAGAATGAATAATAACATTTGCGGTTGCGCAATAAGTATATGCCGGCAATATAATCTCATCCCCTTCTTTGATTCCCCAGTAATTCAAAAGAACTTGAACGCCATTAGTCCAGGAATTTACGGCAACGGTTGTTTTGCATCCGGTGTATTCCGTTATTTTCTTTTCAAAAAGTTTTGTTTTATGGCCGGTTGTAATCCATTTGCTTTGCAAAGTTTTTACAACCTCATCAATAATTTTATCATCAATTCTTGGAATAAAAAAAGGAATCATAAGTTCATTGCTTTAATGGTTAATTCATCCCAAACATCCCCGGCTTTCGGAGCGTTGAAATTTTCAATTCTAAAATAGCGCCCGGAGCTGTTCCGGCCTTTTGTTAATTTTAATTTATTAAACTTGGCATATTCTCCAACCCACTTCAAAAATCTTCGCGCTTCAAGATCCTTCCATCCTGCGGTTTCATTCTTAAATAATTCTAAATAAGTATTATTAAATATAAATTCATCAATTTTAATCGGATTATCATTCACAAAATCATAAAAATCTTTTGATGTTGCTTGGATGAATCTCTTTGCTTCGGCATTTATTGAAACCGATTTAAGCAATCCATTCTTTAAGAAGCTTTGCAAGTTGTGAATCATATAATTGTCAAATTTTGACCAGTCAATTTCCGACCATGAATCAAATAATAACCGGCCATAAATATCAAGGGGGCTTCTTTGCGCGTTAAAGTATTGAAAGAACTCCAGTTCGTGCCTTCTTCGATCATGAGAAGAACCGGCGCCGGCAATAACATAATTGGTTGTTAAAACTATTTTTGGGGAACGCTCAAATGGAATAAAGATTTCATCCTTATTTTTTCTGTTTACTGTTATGCCTTCGGAAATCAAAGAGAATAAATCTTCAAATACAAAATTTTTCTTAACATCATCCAGGGCTAAAATTTGAGAATCCAAATTAACTCTTTGATAAACAAAATCGCCTTTCAAGTTGAAAGCTTTGCCATCAATCTTTACAATTTTTCGAAGGTATCCGAGCGCGGTTAACATCAAGGATTTACCGGAACCGCCGTTTGCATTATCATCAATTTCTTGATCATTAAAGATAATTGCCTTTTGATCTGTTTTATCTTTAAATGTATGCAATAAATATCCAAGTGTTGTTTCAAGCGAAGCGGTACGGTTCTCATCTTCATTGCTTACTTTATAAACAAGATCCTTGAAATCATTATCGAAGGAATCAAGCTTCGTAAAATCCCGGCCAATTATTTGATTTTCCCAAATGTATCCATTAACATCAATGTAACTTTGTAAAACAACTTCTTTCTTTGTTATTTTAGCAACTCCATTTTTAAAGGGGATGAAAGAACAATCAATTGTATCTTGAAGCATCTTCAATGCAATTGAATCAATCATGTTTAAATGATTCTCATTGAATAAATAAGTTGATTTTGAACAATAGTTCCAAACCTTGCATTCCCCTTTGCTCAAAAGAAAGGTTAACACAAAATCTTTTATTTGATCCGTTGATGATAATCTAACTTTATTTTCTTGAACGCGTACAAAAGTTGGCTTTTCGGCATTTTCCGGGTAATACTTATTGAATCCATTCTTAACCAAAAATTCCGAATATTTCATCGGTTCAACGGTTATTGTTTCAACTCCTTTTTTTATTTCTATTTCCCAAAATACATCTTCGGTTGTTGCAAGTTCATCTTTAACATCATTAATTATCGAATCATCAACATTCAATTGTTTCTTTATATCTCTCGGGTTGATTCCTTGCTTTAATTTATTCTTTACTTTAACAACAAGCTCCGTATTCTCAAAGTATTTAATTCCTTGGCTTGCTTTTTTGTAAGCGGATTTAACTGTTTGAATTAATTCGCCTTGAGTAAAGCCAGGGGAAACAAATTGATTTTGCAAATAGTATTCGGCAGCATCTTTGGAAATATTGTATTCACAAAAACAAGCTGCAACCTTAAAAACATATTGGTTCCGGGAACCTTCGGAAAAAGTACATCCAAAATCAAACTTCATTATCCGTTCAATTATTTTATTTTCATCATTTAAGATGCAAACCGGGGCTTTATCATAAAAATCAAATCCCTTTTCTTGGTCGATTTGAGTAAACTCATCGCAAAATTCATTGATGTAAGCATCTGGATCATAAGATTCAAAGCAAACCCGGGAAACATTGCAACTCGTTGGATCAAAATAATCCGAATTAAAGAACTTTTGAAATGCTTGGAACCTTCTTTTGTGTTCATCCTTGGTTGATTTGGGGATTTTAATAACCACTTTCAAACCTTTGCCCCCTGGCGATGTAAATAATAAATAAACAAAGGGGCAATTTTGTAATTTTTGCCTTTCTTCATTCATTGTTTGTTCATCTGGATAATCATCGAAATCCAAAACACAAAGCCCGGAATGTTGTATCAATCCATTATCATTGCGCTCATTAAATTGGCCGTTGAACATTATCGCAAGCAACGAATTTTTCAAGTTTCGATGTTGCTCGGATGTTTCATCCAATTTTCTCAACCTTTCAATCTTTTTATTTAAATCGGAATACCCATTTTTAATGCGCTCAAACACTTCAAGCACTGTTAATGAATAAGGAGTTTCTTTTGCGTTAAATAAGCTCTTAAATACGCTAACTTTTGGAATCATAAGTTGTCTGTTTTTTGTATATATGTAAAAAAGGGGCTAAAATCATGACAATACATGACGATAATCGGGAAATATTCCACATAAAAAAATTTATCGTCATGGCTGTATCGTAATGCTGTTATGCGATTGCTGAAAGTCATGACGATATGACGATAAAATTTCAAAAATTTTGAGTCAATTCCGCACTTTTTAAAAATAAGGGTAACTCTCATATAAATTTTATCGTCATCGTCATGGAATCGGCTACTTTGCAACAAGCATATGGCTTTAAGGCCATGACGCTATTTTTTTTATCGTCATTCATCGTCATTCAATAAATGTTTTTATTAATCAAAGTCTTAAGTTTATTAAGTTCCTTCATATTTTTGCAATCAATTACTCTTTTTTGCAATGGCTTATAATATTTCTCAAAGGGAAATTGTTCGCGAAGCTTCAAAGTGCAATATAAATAAAGTTCATCTTGTTGTTTCATCCAATTATTATGGCAAGCAATTCCATGCAATACGCTTGCATGATGCTTGTTAAACATTAATCCAATATGTTGGAACGGCATCCCCTGGGTACGCAACAAAGCGTAAAGATAATATCTTTGATAAGTTATTGCAAAGTTTCTGTTCGGTAAATCAAGTTCATGTTCTTGAATATACTCTTTGATTGTATCTAAATTCATATTAACTAATTTGTCTTTGTGAAATTATTGTTTTAAATAATTCGGATTCCGCTTCAATCATTCCGGTTGCCTTAATATAATCAACTTCAACTTTCGCCGAATTAATTATAACAGAACCAACCATTGCGATGGATTTTGCTTTATCGATTTCATTCTTCAATTGTTCTGGTGTTAATTGATCATCATCAATTCTTTCCAATGCTGCGAACATATGATCGCGCAAATCACTTAATTTGTTTCTTGCCATTTTGTTGTTTTTTTAATTAGTTTGTTTTTTAAAATTATTATTTGTTTTATTTCAAGCGGATATTGATGCATCGAGTTCCGATTCATGTTCTCCTTTTTGCTTATTAATTCAAGATTTGAAATCTCAAAATTATCTTCATTGTTATCTTTAAAAATAACAATCATTCCAGGGGGAATCTTTCCGAAATTTTGTTCCCAAAGATAGCGATTTAATAATTGCCAATTTGAATGCGCTATTTTAATATAAGAATAAAATTTGCCATTTGTATCCAATCGCTTGTTTATGGTTCCGGTTGGTTGCGTATTGAATGGAAGCATCCCCTTTTTAAACATTGTTGGCTTTGCTTTCTCATAAACTTCTTTGGACATTTTTTGTCCTTTGTTTGCCGGAACATGGCCGCGTTGAAATTGTGTTGCTTTACCGCCAAGATATCCGGCAGGGAATTGTGTTGATCTCAAATAAACTGGATCCTTTTTAATTCCCATTGCAAAGGCGCGGTTATAAACTTGGCTTTCAGTTAAATTCAAATCATGCGCTATCTTCTTTGTTGGTTCAAATGGATAGCGCTGTTTAATTATATCATTTATCTTCATTGATTGCTTTTAAATATTTAAGATATAAATCAAGGTTAAAATTCGTTGAAATTTCATGATGCCATCTTCGGCGGCTCCAAAACTGGAGTATTGCTGCAAAGGTTGGTTGTTGTTTATTGGTTGTTTTCATGATAAAATTCTTTTTCCATTAATAATTGTTGTTGGTAACCGTATTCATTTGGCCAATTTTCAACTCTTTCAATAACCATTTCGGCAAGTTCTTTGGAAAGCTCGCGATCTGGGAATATTTGCCTTTCAACTCCTTTAAATTTTTGAGTTAAATAGATATGTTCAATTTCGCAAATTACTTGATCATCATCATCTTCATTAAAATGAAAATAAACTTGTGCTTTAAATTCAATTTCATCATCCATGCAAAGCCATGTAATGGTTCCGCAATAATCTTCGATTTCTATTTCTTTATTCATGACACAAATTTTTCATCGTAGAATTTTTTTGCCAATTCCCTTGAATTTACATCTTGATCTTCAATTAAACGGCCATCATAAAAACCCATTTGATAAGCATAATAAATAGATTGTTTTTGATAAGCTTGTAAGCTTGCGATTTGTACTGCATCCAGTTTAATTCCATTTTCTTCAAATAGATCGATGCATAATTGTAATGTTGTTTCTTGTTTCATTGTTTTTCGATTTTGATTATTAAATTATCATTCTTTTGAATTAGTATTTTTACATGATCTTCATCATATGCTTCAACAATCCTTGTTTGGATTACAAGCGGGGAACCTGGTCGCAACCAAGTTTTGAATGTTGCTTTATATTTAAACAACATTTTCGGGGAAATAATTTGGAACTTCGCAAAGTTCAATAATACTGTTTGTAATTTGTACGGCTTTATCAAGTTTGGCTTCGTAAGCAAAAACTTTCATTTCACCGGAATTAATCATTGCGCAAATTACTTGCGTTAAAATTTCATCTTTGTTCATAAAGTGTTTTTTAAAAAAGTTAATATTGGAAATAAATTTGTAATAAGAGCAGCAATCAAAATGGCCGCAATAAAGATTTTGGAAAAGTAGATTTCATCTTCTCCAATTGGTTTAAAATAGTTAAATAGTTTTTTCATGGTGTTTGTTTTATTTTTTGTAAAGTTACAAATACTTTTCATATATGAAAATAATAATTAACATTTTTTGCTAATTTATAATCATTCTAAATAAGGGGGGGGGTACATTTTGTACCCATCCCCAGGTTGAAAGTAAAACATATAATCAAGGTTAATTTTACTTAATAATGTAATAAAGTAAAGTAAAACAATTAATTTGTGGCCGCAATTTGCGACTGCAACCAACTTGGCGGAAATAACGCCAGGTTAAAACCTTAAAACCTTTTAAGTTATTACGGTTACGCCCTTAAAAAGTCCAGTTTATTAATTAATAAACAAGCCAAATTTAAAGTATTACTTTGAAATTACATGATAATCACTTTATAATTACATGATAATCGGAATTTAACCGATAATGCAAAGCATATTAGTCATAAAAAGGGCGGTTGCTTCTAACTCCCGCCCCTTAAAACAACACTATGAACGCCAAATATAATTAAAAGATATGAGTTAACCGCGCAATTTGGCCAAATTCTTTATGATGGATGAATCCTTCGACCGCTTTTGGAACTCCAGTATATCCATTTTTGTGATGCCATGCATCGGTTCCGGAAGGGGAACGCAATGTTTCAAAGGTGCAACCAATCATATCGCGGGATTGTTTATGATGAACATGATGGCTGTAAATGTAACGGTGCTTTGTTTCACTCCAAAGGATTGGAAATTCGGTTGCCAATAACATTGGAAGATTTTCAACCTTGGCGCCATCGCCATGAGTTGTTCCAATTAAATTTTTTCCATACTTAAATGCTTTTCGATGAAGCAAATTAACGTTGAATTTGATTGAACTATTATGAAAATGCGCTTCAATTAATTGCATCAAGAAAAATCCATGAGTTAAATCATGGTTCGAAGGATTATAAACAACTTCAACTTCCGCAAAACTCATCAATTGTTCCAACAAATCAATGTAAAGATTCTTTGCCATTATAAAATTTTGATGCCATTGGCCATCCGTATCTTGTGGCGTTCCGGCATTTGTGCTTCGCTTGTTATTATCGGTGTGTAAAATATCATTCCCCGCAACAAATAAAACTTTATCAATGGTAAATCCTTTGGCTTTGTCTAAAATGCCTTGCATCCCTTCTTTTGCGCGTTTAACGGCAATCTGGCAATTGTAATCTTCGCCGGTTTCAAAGGCCGTTGATAGTTTACCAATATGCAAATCGGCAATATCAATAATTAATAAATGATCATCCGGGCTTTTATTAGTTTTTATGTCTGTATATTTTGGCGCATATGCTTTTACTTCGGCAATGGCTTGATCCTTGATTTTTTGAATCTCATTTAACTCTTCGGCTTTGAAATTTGGATTCTTAAAGAACAATGAAGCTTCTTTTGTTTTTAACCAACCATGTTTAACATCTTTATCATCAACCCCGGCTTCATCGGTTGCATTCTTGATGCCGCGATATTGCATGAGTATTTCGATCTCATCCTTTTTCAGGCGAAATCGTGCGCTTGTATTTTTCATAAAATTTAAATTATGGATTTAATTGCGTATTTCCAAAGCCAGGAAAGAAGCAATCCAATTGCAACCCCGACAAATAATAAATTTAAATTGCCATTTGGCCGCTTGCTCTTTGCTTCCGATTTTGCCTTTTGCCCTTCGCTTTTTGCCTTGGCTTTCTCAACAACTCGATCCTTGTAAATAGTTTTTAATTGAATTTTATATTTGTATTTGATTTCGGTTCTAACTTGCCATTTGGTTTTTGGAATATAAACATTCTTGTAAATTATAACGGTGTCTTTGGTAGTGAAAAATTTTTCCCAAACAATTGTATCATTTACAATGTAAGGAATAGAATCCAAAGTTGTTATTCTTATTGTATCCGATGTTTCGGCGCATTTAAATCCCTTCTTTGTCGCTTTATTAATATGATAATTAACGGAGCAGCTGCAAAGCATTGCTATTAAAATAAATAATATATATTTCATCCTTGTTGTGTATAAAGTTTTCTATAATTTTTACTTGATTTTAGCTTGCTTGTTTTTGATTTTGCATGAACGCCAGGCCGTTTAACTTTCGGCTTGATTCTTTTGGTTGTATCTTGTTTGATTTTAGCCATTAATATCGCTTGATATTATTAAAGTGTATGTAAAATGATTGCCATGGATCTCTTTTGCCCGGTTAATTAAAACCATAAAATCATTGAAATCTTTTGTTCGTTTAAATACTTGGCAACCTTCGCTCCAATTCTCAACAAAATTCGAAACCGTTCCGGCTTTGTGGATGTTAATTCCAAACATTCCAGTATCTCGAATTATTTCATCAAAATCCATATCGCGGTTTTTATCCCTCCAAACCGTTACATCCCCCAACCTTTGGCAAAGCGCTTGATATTTACCTTGATGCATTGAAACAGCGTAAACGCCGCGGTATTGATCCGGAACCAATCGAGCAACGCCCCCGGAATTATGGAATTGCATAACTCCTTTTTTCCCCGGTTCCGTAGTTGCTTCCCATTCATGATAAAACCATTCGCCGTTAATCTTATAAGACAAAGTTAATTTATCATCAAACAGATTTGTAACTTTTTGCCCTGGTGTTGCATTGCGTACTCCAACAATATTAACATCATAATCTTTTGCACCATTAAACCAAACATATCCTTGCGATTTTACGGCCTTTTCAATTTGTTCTTTTGAATACATCTTATTTTTTTATTTTATCAACATCATCTTTTAATTCCGCGCCGCGCTTAAGCAATAGCTTCAAGCTTTCCCAAATGTTCAATCCGTAGATTACTTTATAATTCTCCGAAATGGAAATCAACTCGATGCTGCAAAGCGTTAATGCTGTTATTTTGGTAACCATTAAAGGAACGGAAAAGAATTTTAAAACAATTGCATCCAGGATCCAGTAATCAATCAAATACAACATGATTACGGCAACTTCGTAAAGAGCCAACTTACTTATAATAGCGGAAAGCTTCCGCGATGTAATTGGTTGCTTTAATTTTTTAGCTTTCCAAACTCCAGTAATTGTATCGATAAGGATTAAAAACCCAACAAGAAAAATAATGCCGGATATTGGCATAAAAAACGCGGTTATAATGCTTATCAAGGTTAATAAATTGGATTGTATGCTTAATAATAATATTGCTAATTGTGCTTTCATTCTTCAATCAATTGTTCAATTAATATAAAATTTAAATATGCATTGAACGTTAATCCAATCATTTTTAAATATAATGCATCTTCAAAAAATAAAACGCCGGTTGTAAGGTAACCAAAAACAAAAAATAAAACGCTCCAAATTTTTAAATGAATCATATATAATATGTTTAATTGTTCTTAAAATCATAATTATCAAACGGAATGTTGCACCAATTCTCCGTATCGTATATGTTTACGGCGAGTTCCATCGTCCATCCGGCCGTCATATCTTGTGAACGGTTGATGAATGGAGTTGTTCCGATTGTTCCTTCAATATCAAGGAATTCATCAAAGCGCCATTGTTTAAATGTTGTATGAATATCCTTGCAAATGGATATGCAATCCGAATGAATTTCATTTATTTGATCATAATCGGATTGGTTATATTTATCGCATATTGTAATTATTGCATTTATGCCAACATTGAAATCGCCAATTTGCGAAGGTTGTAAAGAAACAACCATCATTGGATAAGTTACGGCATCCCGGGAAACAGCATCAAAAAATTCTCCAAAGAAAAAGGAGTTAATTTGCCGGTGTTCGGTTGCGATCAACTCGAACTCCTTCCGTAGTTGGTTTAATGTTTTTTCCATAATTATTTAAGTATTTTTTAAGCTGTTCAATTTGTTTCTTTGATGCTTTAAACTTCATATAATAAAATTTATTGGAGTATATCCGGAACGATCCGCAAGCATATCTTCGGAACAAGCTCCAGGGGATGTTGTTGAAAGATTATATTCCGGATATAAAGTTTGATTATCCGCTCTTAAATGAACGATTAACCTTTCTTTGTAGAAATATGCATCTTTTCGCAATTGATCCCGCAAAGCGCTTGTTTCGGCATCTGTATTCGGTGTTTGATTCTCATCTTGAATCCTTCCAACGGATTTATTGGTTAATTTCTCATTCAATAAAAGCGCGCATCTGTAATCAACAAACGCAACCAAGCAAGGCGTTACAAAATCATTCATTAAATCCAAGTACGGTTGGGTCCAGGTGTTTGTATTTACGCGTAATAATAACGCTTTAAACAATGGAGTTGTTAATGCCGGTTGTAATTGTATATCCTGGCTTCTTTTGATAGCAACCGCCAATAATTTAGTATCCGTATTCATATGAATAAGACCAAGCTTCTTTAAATTGTCAACCGATAATAGATAATCCATAATTTTATTTTTGTTTAATTACTAATTGTTGCATCCATTCATGCCGGCACCATGGAGTTGTTGCCCCGGTATCCGGATTTGAATACCAACCGCCGCGATAAGTCCAAACATTGCGATCAACTCGCGTTGAAATTGAATTTATATCATCCCTTGTAAAACTTCGATTTAATTCAAGTAACTTTTTACAAAATTCCCTTGATTCGGTTTTAACCGCCGGAACATCGGTTCGCGTTTTATAAGTATATCGAACTTCAAACTCGGTTGTTTCAATTTCCAAATCACTAATTAATTTATCGCCGAAATCTGTAATGCTTCCCTTGGTATATAATTCCCAGGTTGATAATTGATTTATTGAAATTGCAACGGTTTTAATATCGGATTTCAATGCCTTCGCAATTGATGCTGCATCTTCGCCATTATTCAACAAACTCAAAACATTCTTATCAAAATCCTTAATTTTTAATTTGATTTCTCCAATTGTTTCAAATAACATATCTTGGCGCGAAAAAATCTCTTCGCTTGGTGTATCCCAAGCAATTGGCATTGATTTAACCACAATAAAATTATCTTGGCTTTCTCCAAACTCTTCAAATATCTTTAATTCTTTATCGGAAAATGAATTATGCTTGCATTTTGAAACATTAACCGCAGCAACATCCACAACGCCTGGATTTGTTGAATCAAGAACTGCATTTGCATCGGTTTCTTTAATAAGTAATGGCATAACATCGGTTAATTTTACGCTTCCAACATAACCGCCAAGCTTTGCCATGTAATTAATCATCCATTCAATGCGCTTTTGCCTTGCGGAAACGTAAGTTGTTTTAAATATTTCAAATAAATCCGCACTTTCCGCAGCATTAAACGAACCGGTTTGAATAACTCCAAACAATGTCGGGGCGGTTACACTATGCGCAACTAAAATATTTTGTTGAACGGATGCCGCGGTTACTGAATAACGCTTATCAAGATCATTGCCGTTTAATTGTTGAACGCTTGGGGCTAAATCCGCGCCATCGGAAAAGGTTATAATTATTTCGCCGGCATCTTCAACGGATTGCGTGCGGCCTTTGATTGAATCTGTAATCCTTCGCAGCTCTTCGCTTGATTCCGGGAATCCGCTTGGCATGTTGATCAAGGTACCGGATTTAAATCCGTTTTGTAGTTCGTACATATGAAATTTGGCAATATCAACATCAGTTTGAATTGCTGTTAATCCCCCTTGATAAGTTGGCTTCGGATAAATTCCCTTTTCTTTACGAGATTTCTTTGCCGGTTCCTTGTAATAAAGAACAAATTGGCCAACCCGGTTATTTTCATCCAGGGCGGGAAACATTCTTAAGTTAGTTTTTTCCGAAGATTGTTGCATTGCGCTCCAATCATCCGAGATGTAATACATCTTTTCATCTTCGCTCATTCGAATGCGATCAACATCCAAATATTCCCACAAAGCAACGCGAGTTCCTTCCCGGTTCCAAGTACCTTTAACACAAAAACCCCCGAACATCTCAAAATCAAAAGCCATTTGTTCGGCAATTTCATTCATATCAAATGCCGAATATTGGTTGCGGATAAATTCATCCATGTTCCCAGTTACAACTTCAATACCATTCCCAGCAATATAAAAAGTTTTTGTTTTTATAATTCCTTGATGCCAAGCGCTTCCATTATATAAATCAATCAAGAAATAAGGATAATCATTTTTCTTTCCCCACTTTACAAATCCAAGTTGGCGATCTTTTTCTTCTTCTGGTAGCATGAAATCTTTTCTAAAACTTAAAGATGTCATTTTGATTTTGTCGTTATTCATATATTTCAAAAGTTATTGGCGATTCATAAAAATTATTTGTTGTCGGTGCTTCAACCACTTCGGCGCGCCCGGTTTCAACAATTCCTTGCGATAATGTTGGATCCAAATTTACCGCGCTTGTTTGTTGGTAAATATTATAAACATAAGAACCGTTATAATCAAAAGTCAAATCAACGCCATCAATCAAAACAAATTCATCAAAGCGCAAAGTTGCTTGGCTTACATTTGTTAAAATGCAAAAATAAGATTTGAAGCTTTGTTCATGGATGAACTCAAATAGATAGTTCGGCGCCGGGATTGTTGTCAATTCCGTTACTGTTACCACTATCGGAGTGCTTCCGCTTCTTTGTATTATCAACATATTTAATTAATTTTGGTTGATCTGTTTCATAAATGTAAAATATGCCCAAACTCATATATAATTCGCCTTGGCTTTCTTCAATTTTGTAAAATCTTGATGTTAATTTACTCCAACATTTTGCTCCAATATACTCTTTTTTTATTTTCATATCGTAAATATAAACAAAAAAAAAGGAAAGGAATTTATTTTCCCTTCCCTTTTATGATAAATTAAACTAAACTAATTAAATTGATGGCGATTGTTGTGCTAATAATGCCGCGTAAACTGCCGGGCTAACATCTGGAACTTCATCATTTTCCATACCATTCAAAACAATTACATGGCCTTTTCTATCTCCTTTAAGAACGCCACTTGTGTACTCATTCGCATCCGCAACTTGTAATCCTTCGCCGAAACCAAGGGCAACAATTGTTCCATCCGCGTTCTCAACCAAAGCAACAACCAAATTTTGAGCTAATAAGTGAATCTCACTTCTTAATTCTTTTGAATCGGATGCAATGATCATTGATAAAGATTGCTCATAAAATAGCGTTCCGTTATCTTTGTTAACTTTAATCGGAGCTGTAAAACTCGATAAGTTTGATTTCAATTTATATCGAAATGTTTCGCCAGTTACGGTTAATGTTGTTATTTCATTCGCCGTTATTGCGCTGTTTGCTAAATTGTCAAGCGGAAAAAGTAGAACGGATTTAATCCCGCCTTTTCCATTTGTACAAGTGCGGTCATTATATCCCGCTGTCATATCACATGCACTCATTTTCTTTTCTTTTTTTTTAAAGGGGAATTTTCATCCCCTTAATTATTAATTAAATTATATTGGCGAAGATGTTCCGTTCCATACTCCAACGTTATTCAAGAAAGGAACTTGAACTCCAGCTCTGAATTTTGAACGAAGATAAATTAAATCATCATCAAAAGAATACCAAAGATCGTAAGATTCGAAATCGCTTGATAAGTCAGTTCCAAATACAAAGTGAGATGAACGGCCAGTATAGATATTATCTTTACCATTTAATCCGTTTACTTTAACAACTCGCATGTTTGTTCCTGGTAGTAAAATCTCATCCATTGTAGCGATTGCCGTTGGATCGTAATTGAACAAGTTCAAAGTTACAAGATTCTTTAACAAAAAGTTAAATGATTCACGTCCACAAAAACAAATGAAATCTTGAGATTCCGCAACGTTTGCCGGTGTATTTGAGAAACATGCATAAAATACATCATATGCATTTGAAGCTGTTAATGATGCAACCGCTGTTGGATTTAAATCAACACATCCCGCAGCTGTTGTAAGCAACTTACAAAAACCATTCATAAAAGCAAGGTTACCAGAACCCGAAACTTTGTTTCCTTTCCAAATTAATTTGTCAAGTTCAAAAGCATGAAGCTTTAATAAGTAATCTGTAATTTGTGCCTCAAATGGAAGGTTTTTATCTTCGGCCATTGCGCCTGGAGTCAATGCAATTTGCGCCCAAAATCCCGCAAGATCTTTTTGGCAAAATGATTTCATATATCCAAGAGTTTCAACCGCGATATCTCTTTGCGTAAAAACCGTATTACCGGAATTTGTCATTGTGCAATCGCCAGCTTGGTAAACAATTGAATCGTTCATTAAGTTTAATGCTTCCGATCCTTTTATTCCTTGTTGGATTGCGATATATTTAAGTGTTTGCGCTTCCGTTACGGAACGAACAATTAAATCTTGTCTTGTTTCATCTGTATATGCTGTAAGTCCACTTACATCATATGAGAAATTATTGCTAATATACTTTTTTAAGCTCATTTTATTTATTTTTTAGAATTTATAATTTATTATATTTTTTTAACCATTCTTGGCGCGCTGTTAAGCTCCCAACTTTTGCGAATTTTTCGCTTTCATTTGTTGCATTTATTGGAGCGGATTTGAATGTTTCAAAATCGCTTTTCAATGTTGCAAACTCATTTACTAAATTTGTGTTTTGATCCGCAATAACTTTCATCATTTCGGCAACCGCTTCAAAGCTTGTTGCGAATGAATTTAATTTCGCGTCAATAATCAATTCCACTTTTTCCGCACTCATTTGCTCTTCAACTGGAGCTTCTTCGGATGCTTTTTCTTGAACAACTCTTTCATCAATTATTTCCGTAATGATTCCTTGAGCATCAACAACAATTGAAAGCCCTTCGTAATCGCCGCTCAAAGCATGCGTTCCTTCAGGTGCCGGGATTGTTTCGGTTTCGGTAACTATAAAAACCGGTTGGCCAACTTCAAGCGAATCAAATTCAACAATTGTTCCATCCATTAAAGATGCTTGTTCAAACTTTTGTTTCTTGGCAAATGACAATTTCATTTCCGAAATTAAGTCAAGAACCGCTTTAAAATTTTTATTCATTTTATTTCTGTTTAAGTATTATGTTTTCTTGTTCGTAAATTTTGTTTCAAATCAAGCAACGCTTGAAATATCGATGCCATTTGTTCATCTTCTTTTGCATCCATTAAATTGAATACTCCTTCAATTGAAAAGCCATTGAACTTCCCTTCTTTTGCTTGGTTGAATATTTCTTTGTCGGTTACTTTGTAGCTAACAATCCAAGAACCATCATTCGCATCTTTGAAACGTTCTGGCGCTGTAAATCCTTTTTCATTATCTATTTGATAAGAATGAATCATATAAATTCCCTTAACAACTTTGGAAGGATCATGATCCAGGTTAACATTGTTAAAATTTTCTTTTCGCGCATAATCAAATATTATATCCTTAACCGCTTGTTTGGTAAAAACAACATAATATTCTTCGGCGGTTGCTTGTTCATATCGATATATTGGAGTATCCGCGGAAATGGCTATCCCGGTTATAACTTGTTCTTCTTCATTAAATTCAAAAGCCATTTGCTTGGCAAAAGTCATAAAGTTTTTTTCGTGCGCCGGTTCCCCAACAAGTGAATTAAAAGAAACGGTTGTTTCGGAATCCAACAAGTCGATTGATATTTCGTAAATTGGTAAATCTTTTATCATATATATTATGTATTTTTGTTCGATGAATTTTGTTTATCCATATAAAAAGCGTTCCGAAGAATTTGAACTCATCCATTCAATCCGTTGGATTCGAATGAGTTTTCCCCTGGCGAATGTTTATGTTGTTGGCGATTATTTCCCGGATGTTATTCACATCCCTTGCAAACAATTCAACAACATCCGCGGTTGCGATGTTACAAATAAGATGCTAACTTTTGCAAATCAAATTGGCGGGAAATTTATTTACATGAATGATGATTTCTTTTGCACTCCAAATTTGAAACCCGAAAATCCAATTTATAAGGGAAATTTAATCGTTAATGAATCTCATCCCCCGCATTATCAAGTTGCTGCAATGAATACCCTTGAATTTTTAAAGTATTATAACCGACCAACTTTGAACTATGAAACTCATTCGCCGGTTTTAATGGATTCTAAACGCTTAATTAAAACATTTGAACAAGTTAATTGGAAGGATGATAATCATTTCATTAAATCAATCTATTTAAATTCTAATGTTCCAAAGAAATCCATTGAAGGATTCAACTGTAAAATCAATTCATCCAACATTCCAACGGCTTTGCAATATTTGGATGTTCATGGATGCTTTTCAACCGGCAAAGCGTTCCTTGATGATGCCGGGGCAACCTGGATTAAAACTTTGATTTTTGTTCCGCAACCATAACATTGTTTTGCACTTGAGAAATATCCGATTCCAAAACAAATACTTGGCCGGTTGTTGGTGTATTGGAACCGTTAAGCAATCCCGCTGTTTCTGTTTGTACATTCGTTGGGGTTGTTGGTGCAAATTGTTCCCCGCTTGCTCCAGTAGAACCGCCGCCACTTGAAAAGCTTGGCATTGATGGCGCGGTACCGCCTTGATATTTTGAAGCTGCAACAACGGCTAATTGCGCAGCTCCAAGCGCGCCGGTTGCAATTGCAAAAGGTATTCCGGCCGGGGCGCCGCCATTTTCCGCAAGCGATTTAACAACGGCTTCGGCGGTTGAAATAACAATTGATGTCATTTTCATTGCTTTATCGCGGTTGAATTTTGCGCGGTTTAATTTATCTTCAATATCAAAAGCTTTCTTTTGAACGTTATATTTTGCAATTGCAAACTTTTCTTCAATGGCTGTTTTTTGTTCGGCTGTTAATCCGGCTTGGCTTAATTCTTTTGCTTGTTGCGCATCCAAGCTCGCAAGTTCCGCATCCCGGCGGTTGTTTGTTTCTTGAATCTTTTGTTCCGCAGCTTGATTGATTACGGCATTTATTTCATTGGCAAATGCTTGGGCTTTTTGCGCTCCTTCAATAATACCAATTAATTGCTTATTATCTTCTTCAAATTGTTGCTTTGCGATTGCCTTTGCGGATTCCGTTCCTTTTTCTTTTATGCCTTTAATCTTCTTTTGCTTTTCTTCTTCAAGTTTAATTAATGCGTCATCATGTTGTTTTTGAGTTATTTTTTCATTTGCATTCGTGCTGTTTAACAATTCCAATAACCTGGCCTTTGCATCTTTATCTTCAAATTCAATATTGGCAAGCGCATTTTCTTGTTCATTCAACATTATATCATTCAAGAATTTTGCGGTGTTTCTTTTTTCTGTTTCATTTTTGGCCGCCTTATCTTTGTCAATCTTTGAATATTTATCATTTATTTCTTGAATCTTTTCTAACCTTTGAGCTTCCGTAATATCTTTTTGATCAAAGGATTTATTAATATCATCGATTTCAAGTTCTTGAGCGGATAATAACAACCTTCTTTTATCTTCATTTAATTTGGTTGTTGTTAAAGTCATTAACGAATTTTCCGCATCATTAAAATTCTTTGTTCCGGTTTCCATTATAACCTTTAACTCATCGCGATATTGTTGCTCGGTTAATGTTCCAAGTTTTAATTTCTCATCAATGGCATCGATTTCATTCTTGTTTGCTTTCTTAATTAAATCATCTCTAAAATCGCCATAAGTTTCATCCAATATTGCAAGCTGTTTGGATTTGCCTTCATTCATCATGGAAATCTTTAAATCTTCGGCGCTTTCAATGGCGCTTGTTTCCCTGGATAATTTATCTTGAACTACATCCGCAGCTTTTGCAAGCGCTTCATTTTGCGCATCAATTGCTTCTTTTGTTTTATCAATAGCATCTTTTTTTGATTTTTCGGCGGGAACAAATTTTTTGCCTTCATTTGTTAATCCGGCAATTTCAGCTCCAGCATCATTGGCCGCGCCGCCGTAACTTTCAAATCTTTTTTCGGCTTCGGCTTTTGCTTTGGTTAAACTTTTAATATTTTCTCTTTCATTTTCCGCAATTTTTGTTGCTTCTTCATTAACTAAAATATCTTGAAGGAATTTATCTTCAACATCCATTTTGCCCTTTCTTGTTTTTCCGGCGCCTTCTTCAACGGCTTTATTTAAATTGTTTTGGCTTTCCTTTAATTTTCTATTTATCTCATCTTGTTTCTCAAGATTTGCAATAATTAATTTTTCATTCTTTTGCAATTCATATTTTGCCCTTTGATATGACAAATAATTTTTTAATTCTTGATTTAATGCAAATTGGAATTTTGCTTCATCCTTTAAATTTGTGAATGTTGTTCCATATGTTGCATTAACTTCTTTGATTAATTTTTTTCTTTCAACGCTTCCATTGTTGGTATCTTTTAATCTTGAAATCAATAATGTAAATGATCCGCTTTCTTGAGCAATTGATTTGCTTTGTTCCTTTGCTGCATCCGATGCCGCCTTTTGAGCTTTACTTAATTTATTTGCGTTTTCGCTTGCATCCATTAATTTAGTAACTAAATAACCAACCCCAACAACAAGCGCTCCAATACCAGTTGATATCATTGCAATCTTTAAAGTTTTCATTGCCCCGGATGCAAAGATTGCGGAACCCCCAACGGCGGTATTTGCCCCGGACAAAACTCCTTCGCTTATGGCGGCTTCCCTTGCGATGCTTGCCGAATCGCCCATTACAAAATTCTTAACCTTTTCAATGGCAATTCTTAATTGAATACCAAGAACGGCATCGCTATTTAAGGCCAATGCAACCTGGTTAACAGCATTCGCAATACCTTGAGCGGCTTGCAACTTAACCATTGTTTTGGTTAATTCTTCATTTTCAATTCCAGTTAATGCAATCGCGCCGGTTAATCCTTGAAATACTGCGGCGCCGGTTCCAATGCCGGCAATAGCCAAATCTAAATTTTTGAAATCCGATGATGCTACTTTTGTTTGCGCTTGTAAATCGCCAATCCGGTCTTTTAATTTACCCGCTTGGTTAATGGCTTCCCGGCCAACAACGGATTCTTCGCCGGCTGCAATAGCAACGGATTGATATTCCCGAATTACTCTGGAAAGCTCGCGGATACCAAGCCCCCCGGCTTTAACTTTTTGGTCAATGGCTGCAAGCTTCGCGGCGAAATTATCCGAACCCTTTGAATCCGATTGGATTGTTTTTGTTTGTTGCAAATCCTTGTTGAATCCTTGGATTGCTTTATCCGCTGCATTGATATCCGCAACCGAGTTTCCGGTGTCAACCCTTAATTTAAATACCGCTTCTTTTGTTGCCATAATTTATCCGATTCTTGACATTATTACTGATGAACTTGGTGTTAATACTCCGGTTTGCGCGGATTCTGTTAAAAGTTTAAAATTTGTTTTGTCCATTACGCAATAAATTTCTATATATTCGCCCGCTTTCAATTGAACAAGCCAACTTGTTGAATAAGATTCAACATGGTTATTTTCGGGCGGCATCATAAATTTTGAACTTTTTGGAATATTTGTTGTTCCATTTTTTTTTAAAAAAAATCCAACATGGTAACCAGTTGCCGAACCGCCGCCATCATTCCAAATTGTTGCCGTAAAATCAACTTTATAAATACCACTTTTATCAACGACTAATGTTGTTGGCGCCGGAACATCAATATAATTTTGTAATTCAATTTGTCTAAAATCTAATGCCTTTGCTGTTGCTGCAAGGAATGTTTGATTTGAATCATAATAAGCGGATAAATAAGGGCTTGCAGCCATCATCCCCTCGTAAAGTTGATCGCCGCTTATGGCTTCGCTTGCGTAACCGCCGGAATAATCATCCCTGGATAATTCCATTAAATCCGTTGGAAGGATTACATCGACTGCAAGTGTTAATTGTGATATTTTTTTATTTGCCATAATTAATCTATTATTCTTAAGTTAGTATTTTCTTCTATTTCTCTAATTTCATCCGCTTCGGTTATTCGATAAAATGTTTCAACGCTATCCCCTTGTAATATGCGAATCAGTTCGATTTCGGTTGATTGTTGTTTACCAGGATCAAAATCTTTTATACTTTGTAAGCGATAAACAACATCATCAATTAAAATTAAATTCTTGAAATCCAATTGATTGATGATGGATGAATTAAGCATTACGCTCAAAGTTACAAGCTTGCCATATCTCGAAACAATTTCTTTGATGAATGTTTCATGATAAGCGTAAAGATTATTATTTGTATAAACATACGCCGAATAAAACACAACATCCGGAACGCCGAAATTCAAATCAAATGTTGGATTATCAATATTATCCAAATGGCCAACATATGGATAAGAATTTAATAATGTTGTTCCATGGTGCCATTTAACATCATTTCTCATTTCTCCAAGTTGAACAATAAATGGTTTGCCTTTCATTGGAACAACTTGGCCGGTTGCGGATTCATCAAAATTAACTTGATAAGCTCGCGGAATAATTAAATCGGTTGTTGGAATTACAACCAAAGGTTTTTGAGAAAATGGAAGCTTTAAATCGGTGTTGTTGGTTGCATATTGATTTTGTGTATCGAATAAAAAAGAACCGTATTGTTCGGCATATTCATTTAAATATTTTGAGTTCCAATAATCATTATCGCTATCAAATTGAAAACTATAATTCTTGGCGGCCAAATTTGTGGTTGGCGTTACTTTTATTTCTTTTGAGCGATCAAGCAAATAAGTCCAATCAAGCGCAGCATTGGAACCATTATAAAAATCATTTAATGGTTCGATTTCAATGATTGTTGGATCGGTATTTTTTGGCCTCAAATATAAATTGAACATTGTAATCAATCCCTTGAAAAATACATCGCCAGTCATATCCGACAAAAATTGATTTAACCTTATCGTATCCCCAACATTTAATTGTTGAATTTGTTTGTTAATATTTAAATCAACCCCGCTTGATGTTGCGGTAAATTGAATCGTGCTGTTTGTGCTGTTTGCATAAGTATCATTATATAATAAAAGCGTTGTTTTGATTTCAAAAGTTAGTTCATCATTAACCAATAAATTAATTGTTGAAAAATAATTAAATGCTTTGGTTATTGTATGGGAATTTGCAACTGATGATTGCCCGGTAAAAATTTGATTTGTACTTATTACAACATTATTTTTTTTAACTATTAAATAAGTTCTATAAATAAATTGAACGGAATCCCCCCCAACAACTGGAGTTTTTGTAATATTAATAACATGATCGCCAAGATATTCAATATTAAAAAGCCCGGTTGTTAATGCTTTAAATTTAAACGGCAATGTTGTAACTGTTTGCGAAGATGGATCCGTTACAATAGTTACATCAACAAGATCAACAATTGTTGTTGGATTTGCAAAAATTTGTTCTGGATATGAATTGAAATCATTCCCGGTTGTACTTGTAACGCTTTGATTCATTATAAAACCCCCGGCGTTATTATTTTCGGTTGCCGTAACGCTTGAATCCGCAGCTTGCCCCGCTGTTATTTCCGGAAGGTTACCGCCAAAATATGCCACCAATAATCTTTTAAATAATTGTGTTTCAAAGAATGTTGATTCCCAGGTTAATCCAACGGCTTTAAATAATTTTTGTAAAACTTCGTAAACAAAAACTTGCGGGGCTAATTGATTGAAATCAAATGTATCCGGTGCAACCCTTGGATATCCGTAATCAATAAGGCCGTAATAATAACCAATACCAAGCCAATCCGCGCCGGATTTAATTGTTGTTGAAACTCCGTTGATTTGATTAAATCCCGCCCATGTATCCGATTGAATTGTTTCATCGCATAAATGATCATATTCGCTAAAATCAAGTTCGTTAATTTTAATCTTTTTCATCAAAGCAATGTAATCAATCTGGTTGCTTACCATTGAAATCTCGAAGCTCCAAGTTCCATTGTTTAATTTGCATTGTAATAATTGAGCAATTCCATTAAATACAAGCAAGCCATTCTCATAATATTGGCAAAGAGATTTTACGCTTGGATCAAAATCCAAAAACTGCGATTCAACGGATGTTATTATTTTTTCCCGGGATGTTGTCAAATATACGCTTGCCATCAACGCGCAATTGTTCGCGGTTCCGGGCAATGTAATTGTTTTGGATTTGTTTCCCTTGCGAGATGATAAATCCTTTACATCCGAGATGTTGTAAGTAAATGGAAACGGCAAAGCTTCATTGATATCAATTAACCGGCCGTTAATATATAATTCGCCGTTCATTAATTAAGTTGTGAATTAAATGAATATGTTCTTTGTATCTCAACAAGTTCCTGAATCAATCCATCCCTTCGGCTAACCTTCAATTTATAAGTTGCATTCGTTACATTAACCGGTTCAAAGTTGCCATCCGATTCAAGATAAACTTTCGGCGATTCATATAATTCACGAACCAACCATTGTTGAACATCTTCTTTGATCCAATCGGAATTTAGAGTTAATGTATCTTCGGCGCGCTTGGAGAATGTTGTTGCTTCGCCTTGATATAATGGATAAACATAATCTTCATTATTCCAAACTCCTTTTTCTTTTTCATAACGGTTCCCTTCAACTTTGGTTGAATCGGTTGAAACCAAATCAAAAGTAAATGAATCCCAAACTCCAAACTTATTCAACCAATGCAAACGCTTTGATGGATACCTTTGGCATTCCGTATCGATGTAAATTTTAAAAACTTCGCTTCGCCCTGGATATCCAAAGCCGCCGGTTCCATTACTTCGAACGGTGTAATATGCGCATGTTGAAAAATTGCCGGATGTTATGGCGGTATTGTTAATAATTGTTTGCGGGCTTGCATCAAGAACCGTTAATCTTTGATAAGTAATTGCATTTCCCAAACTTGAAACAATCAAAGTATTCGCAGCATTATATAAACGGATATCAACTTGTAATCCGGAATCGCTGCTTATAAATCCAAGGAATACTTTCTCATTTAATCCGCAAAAATATTTATAAGTTCTTGGCCAAGATGTTAAATAATCACTTCCGTCATATGGATTTGATGTTGAAACATCATAATCCAAATAATTCCAGTTAACAAAATCCGGGTGCCTCAAAGCTGCATTAAAAACATACTTTGATTGCGATGAATCGCTTGCTTCAATTGCCGGTGGTGTTCCATATTGTTCATAAACAGTAATATCAATTATATCAAAAGCGGTATCATATAAAGTTACAAGCGATCCATCCAACAACAATGGCGAAGATAATAATCCCCTTGCGATTTCCGAAGCATTGAACTTGGCATATATTCCATTTTGTGGGAATACTTGGTGCGTTGAATGAAGGATTGCATTAACATAAACCTCAACAATATATGAGAAATTTGGTTGCGCTGTTTCATCGCTTGAAAAAGTCCAAACTACCGGATTGCTTCCAGGTGTAAAAACTTGCGGTTGTGTGTGAAATGTTATTGCCATTTATATTTGTTTTGTAGCTTTATCAAATTTAATACTGAATATTATTCCGGTTACTGCGGATAAATCTTTTGCAATCTTTTCAAGAACCTTATCGGTTATAACATTATCGATTATTTCCTTGGGCTTGATTCCATGTTGCTTGATGTTATATGCAACGGCATAAGCATGACTCATATCCATTCCCTTCCATTGGCTTATTGCCTTGGCCATGTTTGCCGAAACTCCAGGATAATTGAAAGAGAATCGACTTCCATAATTATTGGAGTTAACGGAATTTACTCCTTCATCTTGATAAGCGAAATAATCATCCGCTTTAATCTCAAAGGATAGCGCGCCGGTTGGAAAGTAAACAACGGATGATGCAAGGCCTCCAGTATTGTTCGCATTCTTCTTAATGTAATCGCTTAAATCTTTGGTTACTTTATTACCAACATCCAAAAGAAACTTTTGATATGCTTTCTCCGGTTGCTTTACCGAACTTTCGGCAATGCCGAACCCTTCCAAGAAATCAAAATCTCCGGCCATTACTTTAATATGTTTTCTTGTTCGGCAATTATTTTAAAATAGTTAATCCAAAATAATGTTTTTATATATGGTTGGCTTGTAATCGCATCCAAACTGCATCCCAGTTCTTTTGATAATCGATGAAGGATTCCCGTCCAAATGAACCATTCGCTATCTTTAATTCTTGAATCATTTTCTTGTTCATCATCTCCG